TAGAAGGTTTGTTCGGTCCAGTACATAAAGTAACTACTACTAAAGCTTTGATTGATTCGAAAGATTTGGCTGATTTAGATGTATCGGTATTACTACTTAAGTACGCTGATGAATACTGCAAACAGATTTCAAAGGTGAAGTATCAGGAAGAGATGGACTTTATTGTAAGGCACGATCCTCGTAATCAGTTTATATCGAACCTTGCTTTAGATCAAGATGGTAATACTCTCATACTCTTTCAGTATGTTGATAAACATGGTAAACCATTACATGATATGTTAACGAAGAAGTTAGAAGAAATGGGTAGAACGAATCGTAAACTCTTTTATGTATCTGGAGAAACAGGAGTAGATGATAGAGAGAATATACGAGCTATCACTGAAGGTGAATCAGATGCAATTATTGTAGCTTCGGTTGGTACGTTTTCCACAGGTATAAATATAAAAAGACTAAACAACATAATCTTTGCATCACCATCGAAGTCTCAGGTTAGAGTACTTCAATCAATTGGTAGAGGGTTACGTAAGTCGACTGACGGTAAAGCTACAAAGGTATACGATATAGCTGATGATTTACATTGGAAAAGTTCAAAGAATTATACGTTAAATCATGCAGCTGAAAGAATTAAGATATATAATAAAGAGAAATTCAAATACAAGGTATATGAGATAAAGATATGAGTGAATTAGAAACGCTACAGATACGTCAGTTTAAGCTCATGAATGGTGATGAGATTATTGGCTTAGTTGCAAATAACAATGAAACTAACTTTATTATTGATAGACCTTTTAAAGTTGAAGTAAACAAATATAAGCATGACGCATATCAACTAGTACCATGGTTTGATCTTTCTTTAAGTAATACGTTCACCATCGATAAATCGATGGTAGTTGCACATGCTTCTGTTGCCTACAATATTAAAGAAACATACATTAAGTTTGCATTGGCTTTAGATGAAAAGACTAGTACTGATGATGATATGGATGATGACGATGATCTTCCTACTTTAATACCCAATGAGACTGAAACAGTACATTAATTAATATAGTATACCCCTGCCCTCCCCGGGATCTATATTATTATAACATACTTTCCTGTATTTGTACACCTTTATTTTAATTATTTTAACAGTGTACATTCTTTGCAAACTGTGTTATAATATACATATTATGGAGAACAATACATGACTAAAAAACTAAAACCAAGAGAGAAACCACACTACGTAAACAACAAAGAGTTTTCTTATGCTGTTGTTGACTATGTTAAGTCAGTTAATGATGCTGAAGGAAAAGATGAAACACCACCTAAAGTAACTGATTATATTGCTACATGCTTTATGAAGATATCCGAAGGCCTGTCTCACAGACCGAACTTTGTTCGGTACACTTATAGAGATGAAATGGTAATGGATGCTGTTGAAAACTGTCTAAGAGCTATTCGTAACTATAAGATTGAAACTGCTACTCGTACTGGCAATCCTAATGCATTCTCTTACTTTACTCAGATTTGTTTCTTTGCATTCATTCGACGTATTACAAAAGAAAAGAAGCAACAAGATATAAAGCATCGATTCATTGAACGTATGGGTGTAGAAGACTTCATGGATATGGGAATGGATGCACAAGCAGCATCTGATACAAGAGCTTATGTTGATCAATTAAAAAGTCGTATTGATATTATTAAGACTAAGGATGAAGCAGTTAAACAGTTTGCTAAGGAAGAGAAAGCAGCTGCTAAAGCTAAAAAACTAGAATTATTTATGGTATAATTATGAAAGATAGATTTGATTTAGAACATGATATAATGAATTGTTGGTCTGTAGTAGATGATGTTGATCTATTAATGGAAACAATAATGGATAACCCAAAGTTTGATGATATCCCACCAGAAACATGTGATAGAATAGCAAATGGATTGATAGGAATTAAAGAGCTATATGCTATGCGATTTGAGAAATTATGGGATACGTTTTTAGAATCACATAAACTAGACGAGTATAAAGATCAATGAAAGTAGC